GATGACTACATCAGCGTCGTATTGCGCTTCATCTTGAAATCCTACGAGAGGTGCGTCGTCAAAACCAAGGTTTCTGTTTACAAGAAATCTATTTGCTACTTTTTCCGATGTTTCTAAATAAAGGTCGTCATAGATAATCCCCCAATCATCATGGATTTTCTCAACTTCTATATCGTCAACATACATCGTAACACTTTTGAGAATATGTCTTCCCAACTGATCCGCATAATTACCATCCGTAGGATTTCTAAGACCTGGCATAGTTATGCTCAACCACATATTGCTCAAAAGATCACCCATATTTCTGGGATGAAACTCAACCTTTAGAGTTTGTCCAAAAGGCCAACCCACCGTGGCATTTCCAGGTCTCACAATGTTCTTGTTTCTGTGATATTTCCTAAAGTCGGAATGTCTCTTGTCGGTCGTATAATTAAAGAACGACTCGTCTGGATCTTTGGAAAGCAAGTATGTGTCTTGCTTCCCAATAGCTTTGAGCGAAATTTTCGCAGCTTCACCCATACCTATCTATTGCCTACATATTTTTAATATCCATTTTCCACATATCAATGTGACTTGTCTTTTTCATAATCTCAAGTTCATCTCTCGCCTGTTTTGCCTCCTTGAGAAGTTCTCTGACACTTTCCTCGGTGTATTGAACCGTCTTGATGTTGAGAAGGTAGTCGTATGTGCCCCCAATTTTGGGGAAGAGTTGGGAGAGTTGTCGTTCAAGGTCATCCCGCTTTCGCTTGAAAACCACAATGTCACCCTCAATGACCATCGTCACAAACTTAGATTTGTAGCCACACATCGTAGCTTTCGTTTGAAGAACTTTGATGAGATGTTCCCGTCTCTTCTTGTAATGATCAAGTCTCAAATCCACAAAGTCCTTTAGGATTTCCTCGGGGGAGTTGTACTTGTATATTCCTTTTGTGGGGTGGAAGAGATGCATGTTTGAAGTGTGGAAACTCTTTCTCAACTTGAGATCCTTGACCAAGTCTTTTCCTGAATAACCCACAATTTCAAAATCCACATCATCTGTTGTGGAATTGTTTGTAAAGTTTGTAATCACCTTCTTTTCCATGAGAGTATCCAAATACTCTTTGTAATCCTGAGTCCACCGTCCAGGTGGAAGTTCGGTAATCTTGAGTCGTGACCCGGTGTCATGCCAAATACCCTCGGCAATCCACGAACCACTTTCATCCTCCTTGAAAATCTTACCTTTGAAACCTTTGAACCACGGCCGCATTTGAGTAAAACCATGACCTTCAAGTGCTTTTTGAATGTTATCCTTGATATCCTTTGGATTGAATGGAGGCACATAACAACTGAAACCCGTACCGATACCCTCTGTACCGTTCACGAGAACCATGGGGAGTGTTGGCATGTAGAAGTCTGGCTCAATGGGGCGACCATCGTCATCCAAATAGTTGAGAATTGGATCATCTCTCGGATCAAAGATCTTTCGGGCATCTTTTGTGAGCTTTGTAAAGATATACCTCGTTTGAGACGCATCCTTACCACCCATGAGACGCGTACCAAACTGACCACACGGCTCAAGAAGATTGATATTGTTTGAACCCATGTAGTCATTCGCCAACTTGACAATCGTGTCCGCGAGAGAGACTTCACCGTGGTGGTACGCACTCTTCTCTGCGACAAATGCCGCCAACTGCGCCACTTTCATCTCATCCTTGAGATTCTTGTGGAAGCATGCGTACATAACCTTGCGTTGCGAAGGCTTGAGACCATCCGCCATGTGTGCGATAGAACGCTTCAAGTCCGCCAAACTGAAGTTGACGAGGTCCTTGTGTACAAAGTTTGAGATGCTCAAGTTCCTTACATTTCCATACGGAACTTCCAATTCTTTTGGATCTTTTGCCGTACTCTCAAGAAGCCAAGACTTTCGGTCATCCGCCTTCTTCTTGTCAAAAGCGAGGACAATTGACCTATCAGACATGATATCCATGTCAAACTTCACAGTGAGATCTTGAATCTTCTTGAAGTATTCCCGAGCTTCGGCACTCGTGCTCGTACCGAGACCCTTATAGTATTTGATTTTCCACCCAGGTTGTCCGTTTCCATACCAAGATCTAAATGTAGAATCTGTATAGAATGACTTGGATTGAGAACCTTTGGATGCCTTGATAATTGGTGTCACCATAGACACAACAAAACCCAACTTGAGAAGACTTGGCCAGAAGTAGTGAATCATATTGAGAATGAGACCCTTGATGTGGGAACCGTCGTTATCGGCATCCGTCATGATCATGAGACGACCATACCGAAGCTCGGAAACATCTTGATAGTCCTTACCCTGTTGAAGACCCAAGATCTTCTTGAGATCGTTGAACTCTTGGTTTGATGTGAGCTGTGTGACAGAGGCATCGCGAACATTCTTACACTTCCCACGAAGAGGGAAGACACCGTAGTGATCACGACCAACGACGGAGAGACCCGCGACTGCGAGAGTCTTCGCCGAGTCACCCTCGGTGACGATGAGCGTACATTTTCCAGATTGTGCCGTACCCGCCTTGTTCGCATCATCCAATTTGGGAATACCAGTAATTTTGGACTTTCGCGTACCGTCAGATTTTGAGAGTTCCTTCATCTCCTTAAACTTTGAGAGTGCCGTGAGTTCATCTTGAATACCAGTCTTGAGAGCGTTCTTTACGAAACTTTTAGGTGGTTCAAACTTACTCCCAAAGTCTTGAGCCTTTGAAGTGCATTCAGACTTGACCTGGCTTGAAAAGGTTGGATTCTCAATAGTTGCCTTGACAAAGATGTTAAAAGTATTCTTGACTTGTTGAGGCTTCAACTTAATCTTCTTCGCCATTTCCTCAATGATACCCGACGCGAGAAGTGATGCCACATGATCCACATGCGTTCCACCTTTTGTCGTAGAAATACCATTTACAAAAGAGACTTGTTCAAGTCCATTCTCTGATGGACCGATACAGACTGACCAACGATCGGTTGTTACCGAACACACATCTTTTACACCTTCGTGCATCTTGGCGTAAGCTTCGAAGGAAGTCTTTGGAAGAACTTCTCCTTGAAACTTCGCTTTGCAGTTTGGGGTCGTACAGATGTTTGCATCCCACACACGCTTTTCAAAGATCTTGTAAATGTTAGCATCCATCTTCTTCATACCAAATCTACGCCAATCGGGGGTAAATGTAATTGAAACCGAAGAAGTTGAACCACTGTGTTTCGTGATCTTCGGTGGATGGCATACAGTCATATTCTTCTCCCACTTTTGAGTATATGTCTGTTTCGCTTCGTGATCCTTGATCACAATTGAAAACTCCGACGAGTAGATATTAGTCAATTTGGCGCCATAGCCATTACGACCACCTACAATACGCTTCTTTGTGTCGTCGTAGTTTGTACTCGTGAGAAGATGACCAAAAGTGAGTTCGGGATTCCACACACCCTCCTTTTCGTGCATACGCACACCAATACCACCGAGAGGTCCGTTATTCTCAATGGTAACAGCACCAGTCTCTTTGTCTATCCCCGCCGAGATGCTTGTAACACTCTTCGGATGTACAGAGTTTCGGTCGATTGCATTGACAAGAATTTCGTCAAATATTTTGAGCAAAGCTGGTGAATAATTGATATTCTTCTTTTTGAATTGATTGTCAGTTTTGTGAAGAAGCCAGTACGGTTCAGAGCTGACATCCACTGGACCAACATATGAATCGGGTCTCTTGAGGACATGTTCAATGTGGGTGAGTTTTTGAATACTCTCACCCATTCTTTCTTTAACTTTTAGGGTGTCATTTCTTTACTTAGGTTTATTCTCTTCAAGGATTTTGTAAAAGTCTTCTATCCATTTTTTCATCTCATTCCTCGTAATTGAGAGTGTTTTTGGTCTATCAAACTTAATTGCCCCTATTTGTCTCAGGGCATCTATCCGTGGATTAAACTTTATGGGTCCGTTCATGTAACAACATTTACATACATGTACATTACCAACAAGGTAGGCATTATTGAGTTCAAATGGTAAATTAGTCTCACAAAGATACTTATCAAAAAGACGGTGCTCCCATCCAGCACCCTGTTTGTAGTATGGATCAAGTGGTGCGAGGCATCTATAACATAGATACTTCCATTTTATTTTCATCCTTATAGATAGAAGATGGCTTATCTTTATTTAATAGCTGTGATATTTGTACTTTACCTCATGATGCAAAATAAGACTCGTGGTATGAATAAGGCAATTGAGAAACTTGTAAGACAATCAGCCCGCTACGCCGTTGCTGCACAACAGGATGAATCACCGGTCATCGCTATACTTCACGCAAACTATGCCGCGGCTTACTTTTACGCACTGAAGGACATCGCTTCCGAATCTCAGATTCACAACGCGACGGGTATAGATGTTAAGAAGTTCAAGGAACATGTTACAAATGTTCAAGATATGGTGACGCGAAAAACTTCCGAGAAATGTCCAGATTTTGTTGGAGAAGTTGACATCTATTTGGCTCAAATTGGTGGTGAGACTGCTTAAAATAAAAATGAGATAGTTCCACATGAACAACTATGTGGTCGTTAGACAACCCAATGACCACATTGTTTTAGGGGTAAATGAAGATTATGTCATAGAAATACCAATGGAAGAGAGAGATGATGTACAACTTGTTTGTACTGAAAAGCGTATATTAAACTTCATATTTTTTATTATATTTCTTATGTTAGCTGGATCTACAATCATGTGAAACCTAAGTCGTCTTCAAACTTCACATTATTCATCTCTAAAAATGCAAGTAATTCGTGATACTATGTGGAATGCCTGCCTCTCTGATGCGACAAAAATGTATCGTCTCAGAGAGCCAAATGAAAAGTGCTATCGTTTAGCGGATGCGACTTGGAAGTGTAAGATGTCCTATATCAAACACGATAATACAAAAAAGAAAAAAGCCATCGTGGTTCTTGATGCACCACCAAAGGCGAACACTCCCGAACAACGCACATCTCACAAGATTTGTTGTGCGACGACTATGTCTGGTAAGCCCTGTAGATTCAAGGCTGTGTGTGGTGACTACTGTCGCAAACACCGAGTATCTTCAACAAGTATTGGTAATAAGGTGGATGTGAGCGATCTTCTTTCAAAATTGGATGGAATTAAAATCAACTAGTAATATAAACAATGATCTTAGATCAGGAGACACTTAGACCTGTAATCATAGCGATGGCTCTCTACATTGCCCTAAATATTATTGTTCCTCGTATTGTCAAAAAGCCAACTGGTATTAAAGCGATTGATGATCTTGTAATGACCATGATTGCACAACAGGATTCCTTAATGAGTGGCACCATCCTCATTGGTCTCGTTGTTCTTGGTACCAACTATATTCAAGAAGAACTCTTGTAAGATGTTCTCTTTACCGACTAATTTTTTAGTGTGTTCGTGATTCATGTATCGTAACTTCTTATTGTATGCATCTAACATGAATTCCAAGAGTTGATCGGGGTTTGGTTTTCCCCAACGCATACCCTTTTTGAAAAGGAAATCGTCCTTTTCCAACTCTTGAAGTTCACAATCAATCGTATAAGGTGTTTTCACATACTCGGGTGATCCACCATAGTTTGTTATGATGACTGGTTTATCACGAAGTGCTGCTTCAACTGGTCCCATACCCACACCCTCAGACTTACTAAAACTTACATAACAATCACAGCGATCGTGGAGCTTGTCCATTTCTTCATCTGAAATAAGTCCATTTATAACTTCAACATTTGGAAGTTTAATATCAACTGGTTGATTACATGTCGCTTTTACCACGAGTTTGGTGTTTGGTTTATTCAGTCGCACAAAAGCCTCTAATATTCCACGGAAATTCTTTCTATCATCTACAATATTTCCAATATGATAAAATGTATATGGCTTTGAAGGTGGTGGAATATGGGCGTGAACAATGTAAAACTCGTTATCTGGAAACTGTCGTGATAGGACACGCTTACAGAACTCACTCGGAACTGCAACTCTTTTCGTCTCTTTCATGATCATACCGTAATCTTCGTGTACAGTTTCAGTTTCACAAACGGTCATTATCGCGAGATTCTTAACTCGTGTTCTCGCATATTTGAGATATTCTATATGAGGTTTCAATGGAAGTAAAAATATCAGACCATCATCACTTTCTGGAATCTCACAACCTATAAAGTAGTAAGACGCACTGTCAAAAAGTTTCGTATATTTGAAAGCATGTTGACCTATCCCGCTATTAAGATGTCCTCCGATGACGATCATTTAGTTTAAAGATAATCTTTCTTTTATATATAATACAATGGATTCTATTCGTAAAGAAATCGAAGCTGAAATGAAACGCACTCGCCTCGATAAGGGTCGCCTTTATGATCTCCTTTTGAAGATTATTGATGGTGGTGTTGGTGGCGGTGAAGCCCCAGCGGGAGCTCAAGGTCCAGCAGGTCCCCGTGGTCCAGCGGGCCCAGCCGGTCCAGTCGGACCAGCAGGTGAATGTAAGTCTAAGTGTGTTGGTGAGACAGCGCCCGTTCCAGAGACACCAAAAGCTACTACAACTACCAAGAAGACCACTACCAAGAAGACCACTGCCACCAAGAAGGCTTAAAATAACATCTTAGTCAAAATTTATTTACACATTTATTGAAACAGGGTAGACACCCCTCGTTTCAATAAATGAAGCATATTACACCCAACTTTAAACCGATCAAAATACCACCCAAAGTAAATATTCACGGTAGACCGTTAAAGTCTAGGGTTTTCATTGATATCAAAATTACATGGCCGAAGGAACAGGTGGAGAACCGCGATTTACAGACCAGACGAAGGCTCCGAAAATAGCCGCTAAAATTGCCACGAGAACCCCAAATGAATACTTCTCCTTTGGTGGCTCTGGTGGTTTGTCTGGCAAACGCTGTACATTTTGATTGAGTGTATCTATCTTTACAAGCAAGTTCTGTAGCGCTAGTAGTATTTGCAGCTCGCGGTCTTTAGGTTTCTCTTTAACATTTACAGTTGTAATCTCAAGCACCATGTACCACTTTGCGTCTGGTTGAAGCAACACATAGTCCTCATCGTCTTGTTGTTCATATATTTTGAAGTTCAACTTCTTTATTGATATGGGATTGAAGAAGTTTGTTTGACGTTGAAAACTCTTCCATTGTTTGTCGCGAAGAATTACATCATTACTTCCAGCAAAGTGTCTCTCAAGTGGCACTCTGGCCAGAATCTGTCCATGTCTCTCATCAAGAATTTGGGCAACTTTTGGAACTTCTGGGCATATTATGTCAACAAACTTTGCTATGTCTGTATCTGTACCATCATTCCCACCCACCTGTGTGATATAGAAGTCTACCATTTTGATGCCAAGCACACGGCTCATGTCCTCAACATGTGTATTAGATTCAAGTTGAAGATCAAGTGAAAATGTATTGTTTGTACCATTCACAAAGTTTGAGTCAATTATGACGTATTGAACCTTTTTGGGTATGTCGTCAAGTGACATTCTGAAGTATACTGATATAAAAAAATATGACACTTTAATACAAATGTACGCCAAGGCAATTTACAGAATTATCATGTCAATGACACCATTCTATATTGAAAATTTATGTGTATGGGTAAAGACTGCTGTATGGGATGCCCCAAGACGCATCTATCTGGATATTGATTTGGAAAAACACCGAATTGAAATGGAACAAGAACGCCTAAGTAAGATCGCGGGTAAGGTAATCTTAAATGAATAGATGGACTTTATCCCACTCGTGACGGACGATTTTAGAATCGCATTCTGTCAAGCAACTGAACCACTGTGTTTAGACGTTCAACGAATCATCTGGAAAAAACTTCTTTACGAAGATATAGAGTTAAAACCCCCACCGACACCTCAAAAATGTCGTATAAAGTACTCAAGAGTTTCTGGGAACTCCTTGCCCCAGCACCTATTCGGAGATCTACTCCTGAACCAGTAACGGAAGAATTCAAAGAATACCGCGAAATCATCGCTACAAATGAAGTTGGAGAAAGAATAATTCTACATTTACCAAGAAATTACAGCCTAAGTTACAATTAAAGTTTTAATAACTATATCAAAATAATGGATCGTCAACATCTTGAAAACTTCCGTTTGAAGTGTGAAGAAGTACTTTCACAATTCAAAAAGAAAAGACGCGACAATTTCGTCAAATATGGAGATACCCAATATGACGAACACATTTCAAGACTTCTTTCTCTCACATTTCGTATTAACGATGAGATTCGCTCAATTGACACATACGAAGATACGAAAGTTGTGAATAACCTTCTTGATGAATATGACACATTTGAGAATATGTACGATAAATTGGTACAATCTCTAAAGTTTGAATTTGAAAATATTGACAAACAAACTTGGTACGATGAACATTTTGACAACTGGTCTACGATGCCAGACCGACAGGATTGTGAAATGTATCCACTTCCACAAAGACTTCGTTATTCAGAATGTCGCCGAAAAATGTTTGACCATCTTGAGAGAGATTGGAAAAGAAAGACATTCCCAACATTAGCAGATCGCCTAGAATTTTTCTGAGTTGTAATGTTAAGATGAAATGGAGAGTCGTCAAGTGTTTTTATATTCAAATGAGACAACATCTCACATTTTCCATTGTGGGCGAGGGTCTTGGTTCTTTTATAAAGAAAGTTGCTAAAGATCTTTTCCCTAAAAACTTAAATAAGGAGTTGTGTCGTGGAAGAAATAAACACAATGGTGCCACGACCAAGAGTGGTTGTTAAAACCGAGTACTACTATTCATCTGGTGACGATAGTGATTATGAAGATGACTTCAACCCCATAAGTGAATCCGACTCTGATAGTGAGGTAGATTCGGAATCTGAAGTGTCCGATTCTGAAGATGGCACTGATTACGAGAGTGAGACTGAACCTGAGTCTGACTCCGAAGAACTAGATGACCCAAAGCCATATTATGGGAAGGGATTCCGCGTCTATTTTGATAGCCACGCAGACAAAAAGTTCTTCATGCGAGCTTTTGGTTTTCATGAAGCCTAAGTCAAATAAGGAATAGAGTTTTAATAATATCAAAGATGTTACAACAATTTGAATGGATCGTCGTCACGGGGGCTACCGCATAAACATAAAAAGTACGAGTGCGCCAAAGAATGCACCCACCCGAGTCTTTGGAACTCGCGGTGGACCCTTGTTGAGTTCGTTCTGTTCTTTTATGGCAGCCTTTACCTTATCAAGCTGACTACTTCTTTTTTGATCTTCTAATGTCATAGACTCTAGGATATCTTGTAAATTATCATGTATCATTTTATTGAAATCCTTGTTTACATTTTCATCGTCAAATATGACATCCCAACACGTATGGTGAAGTATATCCCGCATGAGTACCCGCTTTACATTATCATTTTCATCAACTATTTCCACAGTTAAATAGTATGCACTGGAATATGGATCTAATTGAACTGTTGACGCGGCCAGGCATTTCGGAAGTACGAGATACTGTAAATTTGTAGTTGAATTAATAGAATTACGACTAAAATGTCTCAATACACGACTGTCATCCCTTACATTCTTAATGTAGTCATGTTTATACAATATGGGTGGAATTGTATAAGTTTGCGTTTCTGGATCTGTCTTACTCACATCAAGTTCAACTCCATTTCCAAGTACGTTTAAACCAAAACCATTTATAGTCGTAGCGATAGTTTTCACCGATATTCTAAGATAATATCGGGAAAAGTTGACGAAAACCACGTTATTCCGAGAGGAATATTTCATTTTAGAACCCCGTGTGCGCTTCAATAATGTACACGATCCAAGATCTATCTGATATGGAACATCATAAAAGGGAATCATTCGTGTGATATATCTCAAACAACGATTCTTACGACGTTTTTTATTCCCATTTTTACTCGAAATTTCACCAGTCTTACTGGATGCATGATATTGCTTTAAAAATTCCTGTAACGTGGGATCGATCGGCTTGTACCAGTTGGGTAACTTGATTTCATCGGGTTGCCAAAGCCGATTTACCTTGAAGCAGGAAGACATCTTAGTATTAAAGATGGTTTTTTTTGTGGGTGTTTGTTAGAATTATATGTACATATAGTAGAATGTTACTTGTGATAATATTTATAGTCATTGTGTATTATGTGTTTCGTAAAATAAAATAATGATATACTGTAGATATGAAAGGACCCAAACTCCTTCCAAAGAAAATCACTTCCAAGATGAACAAACGCGAAACAACGAAATATGAAAGACTCCAGAAAGAATGGATCAAAACGGGCGATGATATGGTCAAAGCTCAAGCTGAATCTGTTGATTATGGTCGCGAAATAGATAATATTGAAAACCCAACCGCTACTATGCGAATGAAAGACAAGGCGCTCATCACTAAAGGTTTCAAGACCGAAGAAAAAGCGTTTAAGAAGGCTGATGAGTATGATGAATACAAGAAGAAGATGGAAGAAAAGTATAAATAAAGAATTAACTTAATATGTTGATCGATTGTTGTTCGACATTTATACTATAATATAGCCACAAAAAAATAGCCAGTAATAATATATGTCCCGGAGGGCGATCGAAGTGACACCCATCGCATCGAGGATGATTAAAGAATTGTTACGTGCGAGGAATAAGGAGTACCTGAAGATCGGAGTGAAGAATAGAGGATGTAATGGTATGACATATACAATGAACTACGCCGAGGAGGGCGAGAGGAAAAAGTTCGATGAGTTGGTGGAGACCGATGACGGGGCTAAGATTATTATAGAACCAAGCGCATTGATGAATATCATAGGAACTAAGATGGATTACGTGAGCGATCGATTGACTAGTGAATTTATCTTTCAGAATCCAAACGCGAAATCGGAATGCGGGTGCGGTGAGTCCTTTATGGTTTGATGTGCTAAAAGAGACCCAGTGTTAGAGCTTTGTCGATAGGCATCGCGGCACCTATTCATATAATTAAAGTATAGCCCCATAGTATAGGTATGTTGTCTCGCCAGATAATTGTACCGATTTCGTTAAAGACACATCGTAGACGAGTTACAGCCCGTGTACATAAAAGTGAAGATGCGTGGGATCCAGACGATCAGCGTCGTATTAACGAAAATAAAAATTGGAGAGCTGGTGACCCCGAAGAAGATGCGTGGGATATAGACAAAGAGCGTGACGCAGCGAGATACAAACGGGAATCGTTGGAATCTGTATTTAGGTTGAAAACTGACGGTGAAGAAGAGACTTTAAAGAAGATGAGAGAAAGAATTGATAAATGGGAAAAATATATAGATAAGGAAATGGGTAGTTATGATAGTAATGATTAGAAGAATCGCAAGTATTTTTTTGAAAGATGAAAAACCTAAACTCGGGCGCTGGAATCTGAAGACATGTGAGGACATGGTAACATCTATCAATTCTATTTACCAAAATAGGGATCACTGTGGTGATACAATTTGTAAAACACCCAAACAGGCATCTGAATATCTTACAGAGAAGAAACCTAAGTTGTAGCTAATTATTTATAATTTAAGACAAAATGATCACAGGCGACCCAATTAACGACGACATCCAATGGCTACTTCAAGAACTTAAACAAGTTGACAAAGATCTTGAAGCAGTTAACGCGTACCGTAGTTTTACTGAACGCGGAAATACAGTGTCCATCAGATATGCGGCGATAGATGAAGAGGCGGAGATCTCTTGGAATCTTCCAGAATATCTTCAAAAACAGTTGGCAGTTTTAAATTACGCGAGAGAAAATATAGTTTTTGAATTGGGGTGCTTAGACGAAAGTTACTTAGAAAATCTGTAATAACAATTTGTAAGAATGGATCATCTACGAAACGCACTGCGTGTCATAGATCAGAACTCCGACAAGTTACCCGAGGGTGACTACCTTGAAATATGTAATCATTTACGAAATGCGTACAGGGATAGAGATGCTAGGGAGATGGCAACCCTCGTTGATTACGAACATTTTGATATATTTGTAAGTGACACCCCCGGTGATGTCCTTGATCACTTTTATGATCATTATTACAACACGGCCATCTTAAGTGAAGAGAACTTCCTTCGTATGCAACTTACCTATTTACACGACGAGTTAAACTACAATAAACCTTTGCAGCGTGTCACGAAATCTGTAAAGAGGGAAGCTATAAGGCAGTATTGTATGTTACACAACATTCTTTTAGAACGATATGATGAAGAAACACTTCGTACACACCTTGATGAGTCGGGATGTGATCTCGGTGATTCTGGGACTAAATTTGAAAAGGGTGTAAAGCAGATGTATAAGTCCTATATCGCAGTTGAAAATACATATAGGGAAATATATTCAACTGCAATTCAAAAACGAATTAGTAAGATCAATGGATGGATTGAGAATTTAGACGACATGTGACTTAAGTCAGACCTATACACTTGTAATTGTAAGTAAAATGATTGCACCTGTATATGATTATCGTTGGGGTTCCGGTACAAAGCAGTTAACTGATCGAGATATTCTTAATAATTCTAAAAAGTTTATTATTAAGAATGGTAAAAAGTTTGAAATTAATCATGTTCCAAAGATTGGCGAGATGGGTATCCACGGTGGTGTCCTTCAAGTGATCCGCGGTGCAAGACAAATCACATATCATTAGTACCTAAGTGAAGAGTATTATTTGTAATCCCAAGACAATTGAATGAAGCCTTTACTCATATTTGACCTCAATGGTATATTTTTGGACAGGGAGAGGGGTGATGTCCAGAAAAAGCCAGACTTTACAGTGGGTAGATTCAAATGTTACAAGCGTCCAGGGATCAAACAATTTCTTAAATGGGTTCATCACCATTTTGATGTAGCTGTTTGGTCTTCTACTATGCCACACAACACGATTCCAATTGTACAAAACATATGGGGAAAGAAGATGAAGGATTTGAAATTTGTATTTTCACAAAATCAGTGTACACATGGTGGGGTGATTGGTGATAAACCCATACTTCTCAAGGATTTAGAACGCGTGTGGACGATCTTCCCATGGTATAATGGATCAAATACACTACTGATTGATGATTCTCCATATAAAGTTATAAATAACCCTTTACACACTTCAATTCATCCAGAATCTTCAGACCATACTGCATTACATACAACCATAAAACCGTATCTTCAACGCCTACTTGATAGTGGAATGGGTGTCGTGCAATTTGTGTCAGAAAATGACCTAAGTTAGAAATAGACCCATGTAATTTTAACTGTAATCATGGAAGATCTCACCAGTCTCATGCAATCTATTGACCTCATTTCCAAGTCAATCCCAGAGGGGGAATACTTGAAAATGTGTCACAATATGAAAAACTTATACAAGGTCGTGCCACGACCGACTTCCCCAGAGGCACATTTACCGAGGGTTCGTGCGCCTAGACCTATTATAGATAGTGATTCCGAGGAAGAACCGAATGATGAAGATTTGAGACCCCTTAATCGGATGAGAGATCAGGTATTCCAATACGCACTCGCGATTTCGCAAGCAACGAGACAGATAAAACAGAGAGAAAGCCGTCTCAAGTATCTCAAAATAAAACAGAGAGTCACCGCAGCTGTGAGATGTGCTGCGGTGAGGGAGCGAGCACAGCAACTTGGTATTAGGTTACGAGAATTTACACTTGAAGAACTTCGTGCAAAGGGACACACTGTATCCAATGAACGGAGTTTTTACAGAAGTTACATTGATAGAAGTAATCTTATTACACAAGGTGTTATACTTGACATTCAAGATGAGATTGTGGAAATTAATGCCTATAGAGAAGAGCAAAAGGTTAGATATCGCGACGCTTATGAATCACTTCATGGACGACCACCGCCATAATTTAAGATTTAATCAACCCACACAAACTAGAACCTATTTCTAAATCTTTTCCTGTTACACCCATGTATTCGTAGATAATACCAGATTTTTCTTTATTGCCCGATAAACTGAATACAGTACTTGGTGGTTTATCACTTTCGTTGATCACCAGTTCATGAACTTCAGTTAGTTCTCTTATCATAAGTTCGCACTTTTCTTTACCAACCTTTTCTTCTACAAACGATTTTATATCTTCTATCTTAACATCTTCTTTCTTGTCAAAACCGTCACTACCCGGTTTAGTAAATTTATCTTTGTATTCCGAAATAACTGGTTTTATAGGATCAAAAACTGCTTTAACTCTATCAGCTTGTATAACTTTCAGGTAATGTGGTTCTGTATTTGGAATCACACCACCTGTAAATAAACCGGCTACCGCAGAGGATGACAGTGAGCTACATAAACAGAGAACAATTAAAACTGTCGTCATTTTATAGTATGCTGATATTTAAATAGGAAACGATGGTGTATCCTGTAATTTACTTTCACCTAATTTTGTGTCTTTAATATATCCAATTAACATACCCAAATTGAATCCTGCGGCTAACCCACCAGTCACCAATGATCCAATTCCGAGAGCTTCAAGAATCTTCTTCATCTACTATGGGCATTTATAAGTTTGACGACACCACCATTCATTCCCCCCTGAGTATTCAAAGATGAGATGGACGAGAGCACCGCAGATGACAAGAAGCCATTGTTGTGGAATAACAAAATTGAATTGTTTGAGACCCCAAAAGAGAGTGGCATTCATCAGACCAACGA